CCCTGGGCTAACTTTATTTATATATTTACAATGCGCAATGTGCGCGGGACTCGAGGCCGAACGTCGTTACTCGTTCTCAGTGTTTCTGCTCTAGGCTGTGGCCCCCTGTGGGGTCACTCTTAGCTGGTATTCTACTGCGTACACCGCAAACCGTAGTCTAAGAATAGGATCTTGTTGAGACCCTCGAAGTTGCAGTGTGCTCCGTATCCACTGTTCCCGAAAATTTCCTCGACTTCTAGTATCTCGGAGGGTGTAAGCTCGTAGCGTGCGAACACTTCGCTTCCCGAAACACTGAAGGCTTCACCCTCCGCTTCTTGTGAGTGGTAGGGGAGGTGTTTCCGCATGAACTTAGCGTTAAGTTCTCCTGCGTGCGCAACTGTGCGCTTCAGGTTTGAGATCAAAGGGAAGTCAGCCAACGGATACATCCCTTGGTACAACCCCTTTTGGAATGCTTCGGCACGTTTGCGGAAGCTTCCACGCCCAGGCAGATCTCCTTTACACGTCCCGGTGGCACGTAGTAAAACCCCGATGTTCAGGAGAGCACGGAGTTGTCCCTTGGTGTCAACGACGGGGGAGTGTTTTAGGAATTGCAGGTGGTGGAATGTGGCGCACTCATCGACGCTCACAACGTACCCGGTCTTAGACACGCACGCGAGAATGGTCTCGGGCGTGCTTGGTTGCTCTTCGGCGAGCGAAATACCAATTAAAAGGTTAGCGAGGTTGTTGATGGTGGTTGTGATGGTGCTTCCGGACCAGAGACGCGGTTCAGGGTACTGGAGGACGACACGCTCGTGCCTCTTCTCTCGGTGGGGGTTCTGGACCACGATTGGTGCTTTGCACTGATCGATGAGTTTCCCGACAACATGCTGGTGCTGCAAGGGGAACATCTTCTTATACAATGAGAAGATGGCGGGTGAGTGCGAAGCGTCGCATGTCTTGATGTCGACGTTGAACATCACAACTTTCCCTTCGGTTCTGATGCTGTAGGAGCTATCATCTGAGAACAGTACGAAGGTTCCTCGTCCTGACGGGTTTCGTAGTTTTTCGAAACACTCAATCAGGATTGCGGGACTGGGCTTCGCAACAGTGATGATCTCGACGTCGTTGACGATGACGACTTCCCCGGCTTGTGCCCTTTTGAGTTGGGCGGTCACCCCGATGCCAAGGAGTGAGGCTAACACCCCAAGGTCCCCGATGAGACGGATGGCTTTCGCCGTGTCAGATTTCGCGATCTCATCACATTTGGCTTTGTATGTGACGTAACCGTTCTTTCTTTCATTGCTCCGCAGCCAAACGGGATCATAGATGTTGATATAGCCAAGACAGATGAGCTCAAACATCTCCATACGCAAGACTTTCTTGTCGTGGGGTTTGTTCACCTCTATCTCGAGGTCGTTCAGGTAATCAAAGGGGGAGAAGTAGGTTGAATACCTAAGTGCCAACTTCGCGAGTTGGTCTTCGTGCTGCCCAATGTACTCCCTCTGAGCATTGCGACACTTCTGATCGCGGGTTCCAGATGCGTCGTCTTTCCTCTCTTCTTCGTTGAAGCGTAGTGACGTCATCCGTGCCTTCAGGCCGAGTGTGAGGTTGTTCGGAGAGTTGGCGAGAATGGCGCCATCGTGTGGCACTGAAGGCCCGAATACTGATCGGTACCGGCGGTCACACGCGTCGCTGAAATCTCTTTCCTTCACGTTGGTGAAGGCAAGCTCTCGCCTTTCTTTACTCCACCAAGTTTTCCCCTCGAGGACTTCCCACCTTAGATCCGGTTTCATGTCCTTTGTGCACTCTCGTTCCACGGTGCGTACTCTGAAGGGCTCGCGCAGGGTCAATCCCGGCGGCGAGCCCCTTAAGCCAAATGCATCTGTGGTTTCCCGCGTCCACTGGGAGAACATGCATCATCCTGGAGCTCTTTAATCACGCGGATGTTCCAAAAGATCCGGATAGTGCGTTCATACACTCCGGTACGTTTCCAGTCCGCGACGTGTTCTCTGCATTTTCCTTTTTCGCAGATTAGACGAGCGAGGTTTTTCAACATGGTCAAAAACCGGACTCCTGTGTCTAGCACCCGCCCGTCGAAACTCTTGTCGTGGGTGATGAGCTGGTCCAGGAGGAAAGGAGAATAGGTCCCGGTGACGAATCCTTTGAAATGATCCAGAATGGGCGCGACGAAGGCAGAAGTAACTTTCCTCTGCAGAGAATGCTTCCCACGTCTTGCGAGTGCTTTCTGCGCGAGTGTCCAATGTTCCTCCATGTACTGTTCCTCCAGGGCCACGACGGTGAAGGCGTCTTCAATCGTAGTGTCTGACAGGAGTGTCGCCCAGATCGCTCTTCGGAGAGCGCGGGAAGCGTTCCCGAGCTTACGGAAGATGTTCTTACTGGCCTTTGCGGGCTTGTTAGTCAGGATGTACCCCTCTTTCACACAATGAGGGTCTTCTCGTTCCAGAACGTGGTTGGGCAGACCAGGGAAGGGTGCTCCAATGGCCATGTTCTCGTGAGGAGGGGAGCCGGGCGGGCGGTGGCACCTCTTTCGGTGCGGGTCGACTGGTGCCTCCCAGGGCGGGTACGTGAAAGTCCGATCGTGGAATTCGGCATGCATCTCGGCGAGACACTGTATGTCGCATTGTCTCCACACATCCTTGGCGGTGTTGTATCCATTCTTCCTCCAGGCAAGTGAGGATTCGATCAACCATTTTGGCACTTTAAACTCGGTGTCGTACCAAGAGGCGATACGTGGGGGCCTGTCCCACGTGTACTCTCGTTTTCGGTTGTCGGTTCGCTGCTCAGGCGGGGGAGGAGGAGGGATGACAACAGCATCGGCGTGGTCCTTCCCCAAGAGAGCCGCGAGTGCTTCCCCAAGCTCCTTGTCGCTTCTGGGAGCTGGTTTCGCTTCGGTTGTTCCGACTTCGGCCTTCGACACCTCAGGGAGAGTGAGAGCCAGGAGTCGCAACTCGAGTTCATCATCGTCCGGTACTCTGCTGGGAGCGGCTCTCCAATTCACGTGGAGAAAGGTGTTTTCTTTCTCTTCCTCTCCTTTGGACCAGCTGTGGTTGAGGAAGGGTGTTGCGTCATACTCATCGTCCAGGATTTCTTGTTCGGCGTCAGCCTGACCTTGTGTTTCGAGTTCACCGTTTCGCGCGCTCTCGGCAACTTTGCCGCGGGCGGTCACGTCACTCTTTGTGGCGTGTGAATGTAAGTGGTGGCTCTTGACACAAGTCACGGTGTCAGGACATGGCTTAAGAATCTTCTTCTTGGCGATGCGTTGAGCGGCGTTCTTGCTGCATTGCGGTGCTTTTGCAGCGTCTTCTTTCTTCTTTTGCAAGGCGGCAAGCATCTTCTTAGACGCTTTCTTCAGATCAAAACCGCGTCGGGGTTCGCGGTGGAAGTGGTGGGCACAGTGTTCATGCAGCTCACAATTGTCGAGTCGTGGCCTGGTACACCACCGGTAGCCGACCGGGGGCTCACCAGGTCCCTTCTCATTTCCATTCATCGCGTGCATCTCGCGATTCCGATCTTTCCGGGAAGGACTCCACTCTTCCCCGCCTCTTTTAAGGATGGTATTTATACAGCACTCCAGTCCGCTGTTACTTCCGTTAGAGCTGCTGGCCTCAGGGATTCGGCCTTTGTTGTTTTTAATGACGCTACTGCTGTTTTTCTCTGAGATGGGGCTTGGATCCGGGTCTGCATATATGCTTCTGTTTCCGGCTTCACTTAATACCATTAGCAGTTTAAAGATGCGCTCTTCACTGTTTCCATCTCATCCAGCTCTGCCTGAAGCTTGTTGAACCGGAGAACCTTTTCTTTGTAAGTGTCTTTCTCAGGGATGGGTGGTGCTAGCGGAGCGGCGCGGGTGGCTCCAAGGGTGGTGCTATCGTCGGCCTCGCTTCTTTCGCGCTGTTTGCGGTCGCCCGTTGGGGCCTCCAGACCTTTCGCTTTCTGCGTGCTCTCGTCGTTAAGACCTTTAACTAGCTTCCTGCGCGAGGACGCGAGGATAGACGCATTTCCCCCAGGTATGATGCCACGGAGTTCGAGCTCGAAGAAACACCCGGGGATACCGGACGCCTCCACACCACAGTCTGCGTCGGTTCGGTAGTTTTGGAGCTTCAAGTAGATGGACTGACCAGCGGCAATTTCTCCGTAGTAGTTGATTGGGAGTGTTGTCCAAGATGGTGTCTTCCCAGCCCCGAAGGTTATCTGCATGCGCGATGTTTGGACGGTTATGCCACCGATGACCAAGGTGACGGACGGGGTGATCCCGATGCCGTAGGTGCTGACTCCGGTGTAGTACGCCTCGATGGGGACACTGGCCGTGATGTGTACGTAAGCGTTAAACGACACTATAAA